GACGCCGGCGCTCTGGCTGACCTGGAAGACCTGCTGCACGGCACGGTCGGCACCGACCCGCAGCTGCCGCACCCGAGCGTCGTCCTGGCCCTGTTCGCCGGCACGATCCTCGAGGCCACTCCGGTCATGCCGACGTACAACTCGACCACCAAGGTCATCACCATCCCGACCACGACCGGCATCGACTACACGATCAACGACGTGGTCGTCACCGGCACGGTCACCATCACCGTCGACACCGTCGTGGAGGCAAAGCCGAAGGCCGGCTACAAGCTCCCCGTCATCACCGACAAGGACTGGCTCTTCGAGTTCTAGTCCCAGCGAAAGGAGGCAGAGAGTGCTCACGCTACACGTGGTTTTGGCCGAAGACTTCGACGACGAGAAGCAAGAATTCGTCGAAGAGACATTCCCACTTCAGCTGGAGCACTCTCTGCTCTCCCTGTCAAAATGGGAGTCGATCTTCGAGAAACCGTTCCTTGGAACGGAAGACAAGACCGACGAAGAGACTTTCGCCTACATCCAAGCGATGATCGTGACCGACAATGTTCCTCTGAAAGTTTTCACCAACCTTTCGGAAGCCAACATCAAGGCCATTAACGACTACATCAACGGCAAAAACACCGCCACAACGTTCCATGATCACCAGGATGGTCCATCCAATCGTGAGATTATCACGGCTGAGATCATCACGAACTGGATGATCGCCTGCAAGATCCCCATCGAATGGGGCGAGCGTCAGCATCTCAACAAGTTGTTCGCGGTCATTCGAACGGTCAACCTCAAGAACCAGCCAGCCAAGAAGATGCCCAGGCGAGACATGATCGCTCAGCGTAAAGCACTCAATGAGAAGCGACGCGCCGAGATGGGCACACGGGGCTAACCCGGAGAAAGGAACTCCATGGCGAAAGTTGTATGGGACCGGGTTGGTTCACGTTTCTTCCAAACCGGCGTGGATCGAGGTGTTCTTTATCCACAGGGTCTTAGCGGTGTGGCGTGGAACGGGCTCACCTCAGTCTCTGAGTCACCAACCGGCGGCGAAGCAAGGCCGTTCTACGTGGACGGCTACAAGTACATGAACAAGCCCGCTCGAGAAGAGTTCGAGGGCAGTATCGAGGCGTTCACCTACCCCACCGAGTTCGAGGCCTGCGATGGTACTCGCTCAATGGGCAAGGGGCTGTTCCTTGGCCAACAGCGGAAGAAGCCGTTCAGTCTCTCGTACCGGACAAAGATCGGCAACGACGTTGCCGGCCTTGATCACGGATACAAGATTCACCTGATCTACAACGCCTTGGCGCAACCTTCAACCAAGGGTTATTCGTCGGTCGGCGCTACCACAGACCCGTCAGTGTTCAGCTGGTCGTTCTCCACCAAGCCGATACGAGTGGCAGGGCATCGCCCGGTACCTCATATCATTGTGGACTCTACAACCACGCCATCATCTCTCATGGTGGCGCTTGAGGATATTTTGTACGGGTCGAGTATCGCCAGTCCGCGAATCCCAGCGCCCAGTGAGGTCATCACGCTCTTCGCCGAGTGGCCCGAACTTCTGATCGTCGACAATGGCGACGGAACGTTCACCCTCGAGGGACCGGATCATATCCTCGCCATGCTGAACACCAACACGTTCCAGATCACATCGGACACCGTCGAGATCGACGGCGACACCTACACCGTCAGCTCTGCCTAAGAAAGGAGGGACATCCATGACAACCGTAGTAGCGCTTACTGCAGCGGCATCTCTTCTGCCGTTCGTCGTAGCCACGGGCAGCGAAGCTCGTCCAGGGACACCGGGTAAGGTCATGTGGATCGGTGGAACTACACGGCCCTCCAACATGGCAGAAGGCGATATCTGGTTCAAGGAATCGACGGCTGGTGCGTCAGCGCCCGAGTTCGTGACCACCACACTGAACACCATCACGCAGAGCGTGGCGTTCACGCAGTCGTTGGTTCTCAACGGCACAACGCCCATGACGTTCACCATCTCGGCCGGTGCTCTGCCCGCGGGGTTGACCATTCACAGCACGACTGGCGTTATCTCCGGAACGCCGTCGGCATCCGGCGCCTACAGTTTCACTGTCGAGACCACGAATGCGATCGGTAATTCGACACAGGCCTACAGTGGGAGCGTATCGGCCACAGCAGTAGCACCCAACATCACCACAACGACACTGTCGTCGCTGGTTCAGGCTACTGCATTTTCCCAGACCCTTAACGCCACCGGTACGGGTCCAATCTCATGGACGATCTCTGGCGGAACACTCCCGTCCGGATTATCACTGAATTCAGCAACGGGAGCCATTACTGGAACCCCGACGGGAACCGGCGCATATTCGTTCACTGTTCAGGCAACAAACGTCGCCGGATCGGATACACAGGCGTTCTCAGGAACAATCGGAACCTCAGGTACCGCACCGGAAATAACGACTACTACACTGAACACGCTTACTGCCGGCACGTCGTTCACACAGACGCTGAGTAGAACCGGGTCGACACCCATCACATGGGGGGTCTCAGCCGGCACTATTCCTTCGGGGTTGTCGATCAACTCGTCGACTGGCGTTATTTCAGGAACGCCCACCACAGCCGCGGCATATTCGTTCACCGTTCAGGCGACGAATACGTTTGGCTCCGACACGCAGGTGTATTCGGGTACCGTCAACGCCGCCAGTGGAGCTGATGTTTACTCCATCTTCGGCGCAACCGGTCAGACCATGACTGACTACACCGACGGCGACGCTGGATCTTGGACCTCGCATCAGTTCTACCAGTGGTCTGGCGCAAGTGCGTTGGCCGCCGGTAGCAAGATCATCGGCGCTCGGCTATATCTTCCGTCTGACTCTACGCACATTGGTTATGGATGGCACGCTGCGCTTCTCAAGAATGCGAGCGGCGTCTTTGATACCAGTGGCCAGTTGGACCACACGTTGTTCAATAGCAACGGGACAAAAATCGCCGGAGCGACGTTGGTGGCTGGTTGGAACGAAGTTCTGTTCGCTGTCGAGCATGACGTAGAGCCGATCGGTGGATCGTGGTTCATCGCCGTACAAATCAACAATGGTCTGCGTTATGTCATCAACTCGACGCTGACCGTCGATGCGATTCGTGAGCCGGGAATGAAGAATTTCTTCCTAGCGGAAACCGCTGGTCGTTCGTGGTACCAGGGAAACAAGACACTTGCTCGTTGGTATGGTATCGACACGTTGGTGCGAGTTCCAGAATGAGCATCGATATCGTAGCGGAGAATGCTCTCCCGGGAACCTTCACGCTCAATCAAATGAGGCCGGGGACCAACGGCGGAGACATGTCCGTTGCCGGCTTCGCTCGACAAATGAGCTACAACGTTGGCGAAACGGTAGAGTTCTGCATCACGGGATCTCCTGCTGAGATTCGGATATTTCGGGCGGGGTGGTATGGCGGAACGGGGTTTCGTCAAGTAGACGTCATCACCGATAACGTCGCAACCTCACAGCCCGATGGTTCCGTGGTCTCTGGCAGCTACGGCGGGACGACCATGACGGCGTGGACCGTCACGGCCACGTGGGATATTCCCGCCAATGCCGTCAGTGGTATGTACATGGCCATGATTCGCAATGCGGCAAACAACGACGCGTTCTACATCACCTTCGTGGTACGAGACGATGCGGCAGTAGCTGACATCATCTACAAGACCAGCGACACCACGTGGGGTGCGGCCTACAACTACTGGGGGACGAAGGCCACGCCGGCGGGAAAGAATCTCTACGGTGACGGTAGTGGTGTCGGCAACATCATGAGTCGTAGCGCGATGGTCTCATATCATCGCCCAGTCATCACTCGGGCTGGTGTGATTCAGACGTACTGGTGGGCTTGTGAGCTTCCGCTCATCCGCTTCCTCGAGCGTAACGGATATTCTGTCAAGTACATCTCGTCGGTCGACCTCGATAAGGAAGGTTCGTCCGTCCTCGCCGGCAAGGCGTCGATATTCTTGTCGTCAGGCCACGACGAGTACTGGACAACGCCTATGCGTGACGCCATCGAGGAATGGCGCGATCAGTCCGGTGGTCACTCCATCTTCATGAGTGGTAACGAGGTCTTCTGGCGTGCTCGATTCGAGTATGTCGGAGACGAGGCACGTCTGTGGTGTTATAAAGACACCATGCCCGGTCCAACAGACGCGGGGGCTCGAACGGCTGGTTCCGCACTAGATCCAGTGACGTGGACCGGTACTTGGAAAGACACTCGATGGGCTGAGCGTAAGCCTGAGTGGCTTCTTACTGGAACCGATTTCGGAATGAACGGTGTATTTGACTATGATGCCGTGATTCCAAAGAATCCCTACGGCGGCCTGAAGGTCTGGGGTGGCTCGAGTCTTGTAGACTCTGACATCACCTTGGTTGGCGCTATCGGGTTCGAAGCTGATCACGCTCGGCCAACACAACCGGCAGGCTCATATTCCATCCTAGCAGCCTACACAAGGGCTGCTCCTGGAGGGTTGTCGGACTCCAACGGTGAGAACTACAATGTACCAGGAAACATCGTTTGGGGTATCGTGGCTCAACGATATTCTTCGGGCGCATTAACCGTGGGATTCGGTACATGTCAATGGGCCTGGACGCTTGACGGCACGCACGATCGAGGCACGGAAAATACGTCCACGGCGGCTCGACAGTTCACGGTTAATTTGCTGAACGACATGGGTGCTCCTCCTCAATCGTTGATGTCGGGCTTGTTCATACAACCAGCAACGCCACTCAACGAATACGGCGTAAATCCTGAAGTAGAACCGCCGGAACAACCAACCAACAACGACCAGTTCGAGCTGGACGATGGTCGTGGATTCAAGCCGTACATCTTCAAGGGTGGACAACTGATCGAACTCACCGCCGAGTTTTAATGGGGTTACCGTGGCTGTTTCCTTTACAAGCAGTGGTTCCTGGAAGAAAACTGAGCATTGGCTTAAGAAAAATGCCCGGGGGGACTTTTTCCAGCAACTCGATAGACTCGCCCAACAAGGCGTGTCGGCTTTGGCTTCAGCCACGCCCCAGGAATCTGGTTTGGCCGCGTCGTCCTGGTCTTACCGTATCAAGAGGACCAGGACGACGTGCACCATCGAATGGCTGAATCACGATGTCGAGACGGGATTCCCGGTGGCCATCATGCTTCAGTACGGATATTCCACCGGTACTGGTGGGTACGTGGCCGGCAAGGACTACATCAACCCGGCGATGAGGCCGGTCTTCGACAATATCCGTGACCAGGTATGGAAGGCGGTGACCTCCGCGTAATGGCGTCCATTGAAGAACGCGTCGTAGCAATGAAGTTCGACGGCAACCAGTTCCTGACCGGCGTCAATCAAAGCCTGGCAGCGCTCGACAAGCTGAACAGGGGTTTGAAACTCCAAGAGGGCACCAAGGCTCTTTCTGGGATCGGTGCAGCAGCGCAGCAGCAAACCGCCGGCCTTAGCGGTATTGCATCCGGCGTACAGCACATAGCTGACAAGTTTACGGCGATGAAGGCCATTGCATTTTCGGCCCTGAACACCGTAACGTCGCAGGCCGTATTTGCCGGTCAGAACCTGGCCAAGTCGCTCACGGTCGAACCCCTTCTTCAGGGTTTCCGCGAGTACGAGACGAACATGAACTCGATCCAGACCATTCTGTCGAACACGACTGCAGCTGGGACAAAGCTCAGTGACGTCACCGCAGCTCTGGACGAGTTGAACCACTACTCTGACCAGACGATCTACAACTTCTCCGAAATGGCGAAGAACATCGGAACCTTCACCGCGGCTGGTGTGGGTCTGAAGCCGGCAACAGCCGCCATCAAGGGTATCGCCAACCTGGCGGCGCTTTCTGGCTCAAACTCGCAACAGGCATCCGCGGCGATGTATCAGCTGTCGCAGGCTATTTCCTCAGGTCGTGTGTCGCTGGAGGACTGGAACTCGGTCGTCAACGCCGGCATGGGTGGCACCGTATTCCAACGAGCCTTGGCGCAGAACGCCGAGAAGTTGGGTACGTTGAGTAAGGGCGCGGTCAAACTCAAAGGTGACATGAAGAACGTCACCATCGAGGGCAAGTCCTTCCGCGAATCCATCACCGCCAAGCCTGGTCAGGAATCCTGGCTGACGTCCAAGGTGCTAACGCAGACCTTGGCGCAGTTTACCGGCGATTTGTCTGACGCAGCTCTCGCTGCTCAGGGGTTCGATAAAGCCCAGATCAAGGCGATCCAGTCTCAGGCCAAGATGGCCAAGAACGCTGCGACACAGGTGAAGACCCTGTCGCAGTTGCTGGGAACCATCAAGGAATCCGTTGGTTCCGGCTGGTCCGCGACGTGGAAGCAGATCTTCGGCGACTTCCCCGAAGCCAAGGCGATGTTCACCAACGTGAACAATGTACTTGGTTCTTATATTCAGAAGTCTGCGGATGCACGCAACAAGGTCTTGAGCGATTGGAAAGCGAAAGCGATGGGTGGCCGCACGGCCATCATCAACTCCATCGGAAACGCTTTCAAGGCTGTGCTCTCGGTCCTTAAGCCCATTCGAGATGCCTTCCGCGACATAGTCCCAGCAGTAACGGGAAAGCGTCTGGCCGAACTCTCAAAGTCCCTGGAAAGTTTCACCAAGAATCTCGCAATCGGTGGGACAACGGCAAACAACCTAAAGCGGACGTTTGCTGGTTTCTTCGCCGTGCTCGACATCGGCTGGACCATCGTCAAGGAACTTGTCAAGACGATATTTAGCCTCCTCGGCGTTGCTACCGAGGGCTCTGGCGGATTCTTGGCGTTCACGGCAAGTGTCGGCGATTGGCTCGTCAACGTTCGAAACGCCATCAAGCAAGGCGATGGTATCAAGAACGTCTTCAAAGCCATCGGGACGGTTCTTGCCATTCCGATCAAGCTTGTGCAGAAGCTAGCCGGTTTCCTCGGGTCCTTGTTCAAGGACACGGACGGAGCCAGTGCAACAAACGGTATCGCCAAGCTCTCGGAGAAGCTGGAGCCCCTCGGACGGCTCGGGGACGTCGTATCCAAGGCCTGGGCAAAGACACTGGTCGTCATGAACAACGTCGTCGGCTTCTTCAAGAAGGCTGGTTCGTGGATCAAGGATTTCCTTGGACCTCTGGGCGATCAGTTGGCTACCATGTTCGAAGGCCTCGACTTCAAGGATATTCTCGCGGGTCTCAACACCGGCCTGTTCGCGGGTCTACTGCTGATGCTCAGGAATGTCATTGGCGGCGGTGGTCTGGGTGGCATCATGGAGAACGTCGGCGATGCCATGGAGAACCTTACTGGATCTTTGGGCGCCATGCAGAATACCCTCCGCGCAGCGACGCTATTGCAGATCGCCATCGCTGTGGGTATTCTTGCTGTTTCCATGAACGTCCTGTCCAAGATCGACGCAGCCGGTCTCACTCGAGCTGGTGCGGCCATCACGGTCATGTTCGCGCAGCTGCTGGCTGCCATGCTCATCTTTGAGAAGGTTTCCGGCTTTGTCGGATTCGCCAAGATGCCGTTCATCGCGGCGTCGATGATCCTTCTCGCAGTGGCCGTTAACGTACTCGCGTTGGCGGTCAAGCAGCTCGCATCGCTCGACTGGAACGAGTTGGCAAAGGGCCTTGTCGGTACGACGGTTCTTATTGCTGCGCTGGTCGTTGCGATGAAGTTCATGCCCAATCCTGCGGGCATGATCGCCTCCAGTATCGGTCTTATTCTGTTGGCTTCGGCTATCAAGATCCTCGCGAGTGCCGTCAAGGACCTCTCGAGTATCGGATGGGAAGACCTGAGCAAGGGTCTTCTTGGTGTGGGTGCGCTTCTCGGAGCGCTGGGTCTGTTCACCAAGTTCGCTCAGGCGAACAAGGGTGGTCTGCTGGCCGGTGCAGGACTCGTCCTGCTCGCGGTTGGTATCAAGATCCTCGCAAGCGCGATGAGCGACTTCGCAGGGTTCTCGTGGGGTGAAATCGGTCGAGGTTTGGTTGCCATGGCGGGAAGTCTCGCACTGGTAACCGCCGCACTGATCCTTATTCCGCCGACAGCACCACTGGCCGCAGCTAGTGTTCTGGTTACCGCCATCGCCCTCAAGCAGGTCGGTGAGGCGCTCGAGCAGATGGGGCAGATGGGCTGGGGTGAGATCGGCAAGGGCTTGACTGCCATGCTGGGGGCACTCGCCATCATCACGGCTGCATTGACTATTATTCCGCCAACAGCACCGCTTGGTGCCGCAGGGATATTGATCGCTGCCATAGCCCTCAAGCAGGTGGCGGACGTCCTCGACCAAATGGGAGCTATGGACTGGGGTACGATCGCCAAGGCGATGGTGGCTCTGGCCGGCTCCCTGCTGATCATCGGTGTGGCAGTGACGGCTATGACTGGGGCTCTGGCTGGCGCAGCCGCTCTTCTCGTGGTTTCGGCTGCTCTGGCAATCCTGACGCCAGTCCTCACCACTCTCGGGGCTATGTCCTGGGGCGAGATGCTCAAGAGCCTGCTGATGCTGGCCGGCGCACTGACCATCCTGGGTATTGCGGGCGCAGTACTCACACCTGTCGTGCCTACCCTGTTGGGGCTGGGTATCGCTGTAGGAATCCTCGGCGTCGGCATGGCTCTTGCCGGCGTTGGTGTTCTGGCTTTCGCTACCGGGCTAGCAGTTCTTGCTGGTGTTGGTGCGGGCGCTACGGCTGTCGTAACCGGCATGGTCACCGCCATGATCGGTCTTATTCCGCAAGTCATGGAGGCCATCGGTAAGGGCCTTATCTTGTTCGCTAAGGTCATCGCTACGGCGGGACCTGCGATCACACAAGCCATGACAGTGGTGTTGACCTCGCTCGTGACGGCTATCGCCAAGAACGCACCGAAGATCTCCAACCAGCTCTACAAGATGCTGATCCAGCTGATCCAGACGATGAACAAGCATGCCGGCCCTCTGTCGGATGCAGGCGCCAAGCTGATTGTCAATATTCTCAGCGGCATCGCCCGAAACATCGGCAAGATCGTCAAGGCGGCCACTGATGTGGTCGTTGCGTTCATCAAGGCAGTTCAGTCCAACCAGGGACGCGTCATCGAGGCCGGCGTCAAGTTGATCATTTCCTTCGTAAATGGTCTAGCCAACTCGATCCGGAACAACTCCGGAGCAATGCGCTCGGCTGGTCGAAATCTGGCCATGGCCATCATCGATGGTATGACCGGAGGCCTGGCATCTGGCGTCGGACGTATTGCAGCCAAGGCACGAGAGGTTGCTGCGTCGGCCCTGAATGCCGCAAAGAGCGTCCTGGGCATTAACTCACCCTCGAAGGAATTCGAGAAGATCGGTAAATTCGTCAACGACGGCTTCCGTAAGGGTTTGGACGGTAACAAGGGTCAGGTCGAGAAGGCGTTCAACGATCTGAAGAAGATGCTTGCTGACATGAAGAAGGAGTCTAGCAAGGACGTTGACGCGCTCGAGGCCAAGCTCAAGAAACTGCGACGGCAGGGTGCGAGTAGGAAGTCCCAGGCAAGCACCAAGAAGGCTTTGGCGCAGGCCAAGAAGGAGGAGAAGGCCAGTAAAGCGGCATATTCCTACCTCACCAAGCAATTGAACGATGAGAAGACAGCCCTGGGGCGGCTGGCGACTCAGTACGACGTCGTGACGGCAAAGATCGAGACGGCCAAGAAGACGCTCGAGGACGCCATCAAGACCCGTGACGACTACAAGAAGTCGATCACGGATCAGTATTCGGATGTGGCTACCCCCGGGGCAGAGACCAAGCTTGTTGACTTCGTCGCCGATCTCAAGAAGCAGATCGAGGACACCAAGACCTTCGTCAACACGATTCAGCGTTTGCGGAGTATGGGTCTGAACGACGAGACCTATAAGGATCTCCTGGCGGCAGGGCCTAGTGCTCTTCCGTTCGTCCAGGAGCTTGTCAACGGTGGTCAGACGGCAATCGATGAGATCAACGCCCTCGACAAGGAGCTGGATAGTGTTGGTAGCTCCTTTGGTCAAGCCGCATCTGACTCGATGTACCAGGCTGGCGTGGACGTGGCCAGTGGCCTTCTCAAGGGGCTGCAGAGTCAGCAGGCAGCCATCGAGAAGGAGATGGATCGCATCGCCGATGCGATGGTCAAGTACATCAAGAAGAAGCTCGGCATTAAGTCGCCGTCCCGCGTGTTCGCGGAGATCGGTACATATTCTGCCGAGGGTCTTGCCAAGGGTCTGATCGACTCTGCGCCTCTCGTGACTAAATCAGCTGACGCCATCGCCAACACGGCTATGGACACGCTGAAGAAGTCGCTTACGGGCATGGCCAAGATGACACTCGGTGATGCGAACATGCATCCGGTCATCCGGCCCACGCTCGACTTGACGGATATTCAGAAGAACGCTGGTAAGATCAACGGTCTTCTGCCATCCGCCAAGATGAATGTCTCGGGCGCATATTCCAATGCAACCGGGGTCTCCGCTGCGGTAAGGGCTTACCAGGGCGGAGACGATGACCAAGGTCGTGGCGGTCCTGCCATGGCCGGAGTCACGTTCATCCAGAACAACAATTCGCCGAAGGCTCTGTCTGAGGCAACGATCTACCGACAGACGAAGAATCAGCTTTCTGTGATTAAGAAGGGAGCCCTGACGGGGAATGCTAAATAGTCTGGAAGTAACCACTCGTCAGGGCAACCTGCTGAGTCTTCCTCTGGAAGAGATCAATAACGGACTGGTGGTCGAGGAGATCGAGGGCCTCGACCCCGTCCGCGCCATCCTGGTGTCATCGAGCTTTGCTGGACTGGACGGTGAGCAGTACCAGTCCAGCAGGCGCGAAAAGCGTGAAATCAAGATCACGCTGGGCATCGATCCGGACGAGACGCTCGAAGAAGTTAGCGACGTGAGGCGTCGGGTCTACGCATATTTCATGCCGAAGGCCGAAGTGAACTTGAAGTTCTTCTTCGATAACGACGCCTCACCTGTTCAGATCAACGGACGTGTGGAATCCTGCGAGACTCCACTCTGGGCTGCAGAACCGACAGTCATTGTGAACATCCAATGCTTCGATCCGGATTTCTTCGATCCGACCGAAGTAGTGGTATCGGAGGAGACCACCTCTGGATCCGATGAGTTCACGATCGACTACGACGGGACGGTCGCCAGCGGTTTGCAGTTCATATTCTCGGCGGATCGAGACATCGACGACTTCACCATCTACCACAACCCGCCCAACGAGACGCTTCGGACGATGGAGTTTGCGGCGCCTTTGTTGGACGGCGATGTGGTAACCATCAACACCGTGGCGGGTCAGAAGTACGCGACTCTCAATCGGCTCAGTGTCGACAGTTCCATTATGTTCGGCATTTCTCCACAGTCGAGCTGGATCGAGATGGAGCCCGGGGCCAACATATTCCGGGTTTACGCCACGGGTGATCCTGTCCCCTTCCAGATCAAATACTTCAACAGGTACGGGGGACTTTAATGGAGGTGTACACCCTCGACAGTCTCTACCGTCGTGAGCACGTCATCGATCGGTTCGAATCGCTTATTTGGACCGATCGATACGTCCCCCTCGGAGACTTCGAACTGATCGTTCACTCGACTCGCGAAATGCGGGTTCGGTTGAAAGAAGGCACTCGACTTGCCATGACGGACTCGCACTACGTCATGGTGGTGGAGACTGTCGAGGATGGCACCGACAGTGACGGCAAGAAGACTCTCAAGGTTTCCGGTCACTCTCTCGAGAACATTCTCGAGGATCGAGTGGCCAAGGAGTCTCTGTCCGACACGACGACATCTCCGGTATGGACTATCACGGATGAGCCGGCAGAGGTCGCACGCAAGATCTTCCATGATATTTGCGTGACAGGGATCCTCAGTACCTTCGACATCATCCCGTTCATCAACGAAGGTACGTTCCTCGGAGCCAGCACTATCGCCGAGCCCATCGATCCCATCACGGTGGAGATCGAGCCCACGACGGTCTACAACGCGATCAAGAACATCTGCGAGACCTGGAATCTCGGATTCCGCCTCCTGCGCGAGTACGACATGTCTCAGCTCTACTTCGACGTGTATACCGGTAGCGACCGCACCACCGCTCAGACGACCCTGCCGGCGGTTATTTTCACACCGGAGCTGGACAACCTGCAGGACACCACCGAACTGACCACCATTGCCGCAGAGAAGAATGTCGCATATGTCTTCTCTCCGGCCGGTTTCCAGATGGTGTTCCCGCCAGACGTGGACGGCGACGTCGAAGGGTTCGACCGACGGGTACTGGTGGTCAATGCCACCGATATTACGTCCGAGAATCCTGACGTTACTGCGGCACTGATCCAGCGAGGCGTCGAAGAGCTGTCGAAGCACCGTAAGTTCAGGGCCTTCGACGGTGAGATCAACCAGAACAGCCAGTACAAGCCAGGTCGTGATTACAACCTGGGCGACATCGTCGAGATGCGCGACACCGACGGCGAAACCAACAACATGCGCGTGACCGAGATCATCTATGTCTCGGACAAAGAAGGCGAACGCTCATATCCCACGCTCGCGCTCAACGTCTTCATCACCACGGGCTCGTGGCTGTCTTGGACCGGCAACAAGGTCTGGGAGGATTACGGCGTGGACGAGTTCTGGGAAGACCAACCATAGGGAAGGATATTTGTCATGGCAGTTGGAGACCAAGCGGCCGCGGCGGGCTTCCCTCTCGTTCCGGAAACGGGCGAAGAAGGTCGAGTTCGCTGGGGGGCCCGAGAGATCAACCGTGCTCGAGACTTCATCGCCGTCGTCAAGGCCCTCATCCCGTCCAGCAAGGCGGGTTACCGCACTGCTTCCGGCATATCCTCCGGGACGGCCTCGCCCACGGGTGGCGTAGACGGAGACATCTACTTCAAGATCGTGGGGTAAACATGACGATCGCGGTAGATTTCGACGGCGTCATTCACACCTACTCTCGGGGTTGGAGCGACGGGTCCATCTACGACGAGGAACTTAAGGGCGCGTTCTGGGGCCTTGAGACACTGATGGCCAAGGCTCCCGTGTTCATATTCACCTCGCGGAATCCCGTTCGAGTGGCACGGTGGATCGAACAAACCTCGAGTTATACGATCGAGTGTACGACCCGATTTCCTCGAACGTGGTATGGCAAGCGCAAGTCATTTTGGAACACGCGTGGTCTTTTGCTCGTGACGAACTGGAAGCTTCCAGCAACGGTTTACATTGACGATCGCGCGTATCGTTTTACTGACTGGCGTCAAACCATACACGATAACGTCGAGGTATAGTCATGGTTGACTATCACAAAGATACAGGCTCCACCGGCACCATGCGGAT